CAATGTTTAAAACGCCTTTCATAGATGTAGGTGCTATAGATTTTGCAGCACGAACAGATTCATCGACTGCTTCTATCGATAGTGATTTACCTAAACCAATGCCTGGCGGTCGGCCGTAGAATGTCAAATCAGATTTTAAATCTACTAATGGCATTAGTTGCTCCTATTATACGATCGTTCAACGGCTAACTGTGAACCTAATTCTGTTATTGTTTTAGAGCCAATCGTAATTGGCGCTGGTGTACGAGATGCATCTAATATTGCATTTAATATAATGTTTTGATCACTTATAGCTTTTACAACGGCATTAACATCTATTAACGTATTTGTTTGTGTAGCATTTGCTGGCGATTGTTCCGTAGATGCAGGGGATGTATTTGTTTGTATAGCTACAGACTCTGTAGGTTGTACTCTTGCTGTTATATTATCTGAAGATTCGATATCTGTACGGTTTGATAACATTCCTTCTAACGCTGTCTGCAATGATGTAATAGCAGTAACTACTGGTTGCATTGATAAGTCTAATTGAGGTTGAACTTGTTGTACAACTGTACTACCTGCGTTAGTATTTGATGATTGTAATTTATCAATAATACCGGGTCCTGCAGCAACATCATCATTTTTTGATAATTCAAATAACCCACCTTCTTTAGTAGATACTTGCGTTTTACCTTTTGCAGGTGACATTATATCGCCGGCCTTCTTAGCCTTTACCATATAACCTATCAGTGCACCTATTGCTGTTGCAGCAGCTGCAATTGCTATAACTGTACCTAATCCAAATGTCAATGCCGCATTTGTAGTTAATGCCGCGGCTGCTAATCCAGCTTGTGCTCCGGCAGTAGCTGTTGTCGCGGCACCTAATGCCGCTTGTGCTGGCACGTTGGCTGTCGTCGATGCTAATGATGCAGCTGCGCCGGCTGCTATGCCTGTCTGTAATGCAGCACGTGTTCCGGTAGTAGCCGTAATTGCCGCATCAACAGTAGCTTCAGCTTTTCGTAATCCTAATCTAGTGATTAATCTAGTCAGTCCAAGTACATCCATTACTTTAAGTGCGCTAGCGCGTGCTAATTCCGCTGCCTGAATAGCACCATACTTAATTGCTGATATTATTCTGCTTTCAGCAATTGCTTTACGCATTACTGATAACACATATTCCGCTTTACTCATACCAAGTTCCGCCTTCGCAATTGCCATTCGCTTTAACATGCCGGCATTTCTAGATGCTTCTACAACAGCAGCTAACTTACCGAGTGTATACAACGAAGTAAATCCAATGGCTAGCCATCCGACAATTTTTTGTGTAGTACTTAACTTATCAATATTACCATTTAATATTTCGGCCATAGCTGTTAACGGTGTTAATATCAATCCTATGGCTTTACCTATCAATCTAATTGCCGGTGATAATGCAATAAATACTTTACTAAATGCTTCGGCTGCCGGAATCAATGCAGTCATTAACTCAGATTTTACAGCATCAAATGCTGCTTGTTGCTGTGACAATGCTTGTGCTTGTGCTAATTTGGTTTTTAGATCTTCGGCAGACATATTAGATATCTCGGCAGCAGACAGGCCTAAATTACTCATTGCAGCCTGCTGTTCATCAGTTAAATCTCCAAGCTTGGACTGTATAGCTAATGATTTTTGTAGTTCACCGACTTCCATTCCGACGGCTTCAGCTAATTTTTGTCTTTCTAGTACACCTAATGCATTGAAGTCGTTAATGTCGCCAACATTTTTCATGACTTCTTTTGTAGCTTCGCCTATCTTACCTTCTAGCGCTAATTGACGTGCTAGATCCAAGTTTATTTCTCTTCCCGATAATGCTTGGAACTCGAACTGAGCTGTTAAGGATCCTTCTATATCTAGCAACTTATCAGCAATTTTTGCCATACCTGCTAACGATGTTCCTAACCGCGCGGCTTGTATTGCTGCTTGCTTTAATTGTTTTACATTACCGCCAAAGTATTGACTAACGCTAGCAGCATTTTCGGAAATATCTTTTACTACAGCTCCGACATTAACGCCGGCTTTCACTGCGGCCGCGGAAACATCTAACACTGAATCAGCTGCTTCTTGTCCGGTCTGTCCCATTCTAATAAATGCAGATGTTAGTTTTGCGCCATCATCAACAGCATATCCAAAGGCTTTTGCGGTAGTAGCAACATTACCTGCTACATCTGCTGATAACATTGCAGTATTGCCAAATTCGGTAGCAATATCTCCTTGTACCTTTAATATGTCTTCGCTAAGTGCTAATCCTTTGCCAAGTTCGGCAGCGACTATTCTAGATTCGTCTGCTAATCGTCGAGCTTCCGTGACGGTAGTTCCAGTAGTTTTTGCAAATTCCTGTGCCTCTTTTTCTATTTTACTTAATAATGCAACTAATCCAACTACGGCGCCAGTAATCAATAATAATGGTACAAGTGCTCCTGCTAAGAAGCCTGGAAATATTTGCGATTGTGCAACTAGTTGTTTGAAGTTATTCATGCCGGCAGCCGTACCATCAACTAGTCCTTTTTGTATAGATACTTTAACGATACGATTTAGTTCATCATTAAATACATCTAGGCCCATTATTTTACTTAGCATGCCGCCGCCTGGTAATTTTTCTATAGCACCTTTTAATTTTACAAATGGACCGGTAATTGCCTCTGTAGCTGCTTCTGATTTATTTATAACTTGATCTAATGCTAAAGCTTCTGCACGAATATTTTCTAAACTAGATTTTTGTGCTTGCAGCTGCTCTTCGGCTTGTTTTATTTGTTCATCAGTCATATTAACACGTTCACGTGCTAATGTTGCAGATTGCTGTGCTATTAGTTGTTCTAATCTATTAACCGTTAATCTTTCTAATTCTGATTCACCTAAACGTTGTTGATTTATCAATTCCTCATTACGTAATGATACAATATCTGTTAATGTAGCTTGGCCAGCATATAGATATCGCGCATACGCTTCTTGTTGAGATATTTCTTGAGTAAGTATATCAAGTCTAGTCTGTGCGTCTTTTAGGGCCTTAGTACCAAATCCTGCGCGTAACTGTGCATCAGAGTATTTCCCCCGGGTTTCTTTTATTTTTTGTTCTAGGGCTTCTTTTTCTTTTTGATTTTCTAGATCTCGGTCCCGCACCTCTGCCTGTATGTCTTCAAATTTTGCAGCTGCTGCGGCGTCGGCCCTGATCGCTCTTTGTAACGAAACTCTATGCTTTGTCGTTACTAATTGTTTAGTTAATGCAGATGCAATATCATTAAGTTCTTTAGAAACGCTACGATTTACGCTTAAAGATTTTATTTCTAATGCAAGTGTTTCAGCAGTAGTATCTCGTTGTTTTGTTGTTTGTTTACGACGGCGTTCTAATACTTTATTTATTTCAGATTCAATAGCTTCTCGCTTTCGAATCGTCGTAAACATTTCTTCAGTAGCATCTTTATTTTCTTTACGTAATGATTTAATGCGTTGTAGTATTTCTTCTTCTCGTTGATAGAGAATATTTAACTCTCGTTGCTCGTCGGGTGTAAGCGCCATAAACTATAAGTTCTAATTAACGTTTAGCCATTTTTGCTATATATTCATATGCATCTATACGCTTCTTTTCAGAAGACTTAGGCTTATACCCTTCAGGATTTTCTTCTGACATAGCAATTTTAGTAAACACTTCTACATCGTGCTGTAAATCTTCTACGGACTTTTCGAAACGTTCGAATGAAGCTTTTAATTGCGGATCCTTTTCTAGTACCTTTAATTGTTTTTTAAGACGGCCACTAATTAACTTTTCTAAGAAGCCGCTAAAAATACCTTCATCAATTTTATTGATTTGTTCTAATGCCCGTTGTTCCAGTTTGTTTGACATTGCATTATCCTTTTTTATAAATATGTAATCACCGGAACTTAGGTGGTGATGATTTACTGTTGGATCGTGCTGATTTAGACGCCTTTTCTTCTGCTTTACGTCGTTCATCAAATATCTTTTGTATTTTACGAATATAAAATGTACGTAAATAAACGGGCAGACTGCGTGCTTCTGTATACGAAAAGCCTTTTCCGTAATATACTAGGTCAAATAATTGTTCTTGAACTTGAAGTTTATAACTCGGCGTCAGGCCAAAAAAAGTCCAATCCGATTGCAAATGAAGTACGAAAGGGCTCAAGAGTGGCCTCATCCACTACGTATACTGATAAATCCATATCTGGTGTTAACTCTTTTAAGAAGTTACGTACACCTCTAGCATCGATTGCTAACATGTTATCAACAAACTTTCGTATTGTACCTGTTTCGCGATCTCCATCGACTTCTGTAATTATATGTTTTAATAAAGTGGTTGCAGATGCATCCTTGCCTAGCTTTTGTAGTCCTTTATTTTCTGCATCGATTTTCTTTTGTATATGACCATTAACTAGTTGTACTTTAACTTTCCGTTTAGATGCTGGCAATTCATAGTCGTATTCAGTCTCGCCTTTTTTAATAACATCCCAATCAATTTCCTTTTCCTTAAGATCAGTAAGGTCAATTGATATATCTTGCTCATTACCGGACGGGGTAGTTACTTTAGCATCATATAATTTGCCGTAGCCTAATACACGTGCCGCTACCATAATTGCATTTTTATCACCGACAAATAAATCATCGTATGGCACTTTAGTAACGATAAGTGATTTAAATAATTTATCTAGAACAACGCCTTGTTTGATAAACGACTGATTAGTAAGTATATCCTCTTCTTTAGCAGTCATATACTTCATTTCAAGTTTACCATTAGATAATGGATGACCGTCGGGGTATAATAATCCTTTAGATGGTAGTTCTATTATTTCAGTCGGAAAATCATGAACCTCTTGTTTTGTTTCTTTTTGAGATTCGTATTGAGCAATTGCAGCAGCTTTTGCCATTTCATCTGCTGGATTACTTTTTTTGGGGTAATCGTCGTTAACTTGTGCCATTAATACTCCTAATAACTTTTATATAAATATGATTTAGAATGTAGAAATCCCGCCTTACGACGGGATTCCTTTTCATTTTATTTGAATTAGTATTAGTACTGCAGTATTGCGTAATCGTACTTAATGGTCAATTCAATATTGAGCGGGTCTTCTGTTGACCAATCCATGTCACCAAACGTTGCTGACGAAATAAATGCACCTACAAGCGTCCACTCTTCAACCTTATCACCGACTGGTCCTAAAGTATTAAATGTTATATTTCTCTTGTAGAAGTCACTATATCCATCACGTCCGGTTACAGATTCGTGGTGCAATCTAACCCATTCCATTACAGCTTGAGCTCCGGAAGGAACAATCGGATCATATAAAGTAACGGTCACATCTTGCCATCTCGATTTGCCTTTCAACTTCCTTTCAACGTTGATGTGATCAAGAATGACCTCACCTTGGTCGATAGAAGGACGTGAAGCGGCTTTAATGAGATATGCAGGAATACCGTCAATATACATAATGAAACGATTTGAAACTTTTGGTTCATATGCTGTATAGAATATTTCTGTTGGGTCAAGTAATTCTGCCATCTTATTTTACTCCGTTATCATTTATTATAAATATGCCAACATGCCTATTATTCTGGGAACGCAGCACCGGTCGGAAGTATGTTGAAGTCAATCAATATAAATTCTGCCGTTCTGGTCGGTTGCAGATAAATCTGTCCTACTAATTGATTTCTATCAATTACGTCTGGAGTATTTAGAGACTCATCCATTACAACTTTAAATGCATATAAGCCTTGGCGCTGTTGTACATTATCAAAGTAAGGATTAACGATACTTAAGAATCTATTTCTTGTTACCGTTGTATTTTGCTCAAATACCAAGAACTTAGAAGCAGATGCAACAAACTTCTTAGCAGCAATTAACAATCTACGTACATTAACTCTATCTAATGCAGACGCCTTCTTCTGCAATGTCTTTTGTCCATATACCACAATACCGGTATTTGGGAAAGATGCGATAGGATTAATATTTGCTTCATACAATGTATCTCTATTAGATTGAGTCAACTTGCGTTCAACCGATACAGCTGCATCCATACCACCTCTATTCAAGCCGGCAGGTGCAAACCAAGGTGCAGCAACGCGATCATTAAATGCATATACTCCAGGAATTAATACTCCCGCAGGTACCCATACATTTTTACCTAACTGCGTATCTGCTACTTTTACCCATGGCCAATACATTGCAGCATAGTTAGTACTACGCAATTGGTCGGATTGTGTTGTTACTTCTTGTAACGTCGTAGCACCATATGCATGTGGATCAATAATTAAGAACGCATCTCCGCGGTCTTCAACAACCGTAAGCGCCGTTTCAATCAATGTTCCATGATCTGCATGTGACCGGACCAAACCAGGTAATCCTAACAAGTTAAAGTCGTACTCATCAGCATTCTTAAGGACGTTAATTGCATCATTATATGCAATCTTACCATCATTATTTGATGTAGGATTTAATCCTTGTACATTTGCATTTGCAATATTCTGATACATTTGACGTGGATGTGTCACGTTACCATCACTACCTCCTTGGAATGAACCAGATCCTAACACCGGAATAGATCCGGAATTTGCAGGAACGCGTACGGTACCATTCTCATCCAAGTAGTCAATAGTTTTACGTAATACTTCAACACGTACATATCTAGACTTGTTTGGATAATCACCATTAGTTTGTACATATGGTGTTGCAGTATTACTACCTTGTAATGTAAATGACTGATCGCCTATTCTCTTAGCAATATAGTTTGGAGAATTAGGGTCTAATGTCAAGTTACTGTATGACTCTAAGATATTTTTTGTTCTACTTGTATCATCGCCCTGACGAATCTGTAAATCAAATGTACCACGTGATGTGTTTCTAGATGTTACTTCCCAACGTACATTGTTGTTAGTACCATTAGCCAATGTATTATTTGTACCTTCAGTTGCTGTATAGCTGTTTTGATCAGCACCGTCAGATAATGTATGTAATACAAATGCCGGTTCAAATGTAGATACTTGATTGATACCTCCTCCTACTGTCAATATTGCAGGTGATTCAAATGTTTGAGGTGTTGCCTGTGACGATGTTTGGGCTGTAATACCATTACCTGTAATACCGATGTTGGCGCCGCTCACAATCAACGTTGTTGTATCAGCCGTTGCTGTTAGTAATGAACTTAAATCAGAGCCGTTGATTTCAGTAACAAGATTTGCTACAGTACCAGCACTGTCAGACCCAGTTGCATAATAATATGTATCAGTAGTAGTATTATCAGCAAACAGTAACGGACTATCTGGCTGTACTGCTACGAATGTATATGTATCAGAACCGTCAGTAAACTTAATTGCTTGCTTATAAGCTAAATTTGATAGATCAAAACTACCAGTAGAATATGCACCGTCAATATCTTGACCGGTATTATATAATACACTAGATGATGCATGACTATATTCGCCGGCAAGTACACGTATAACAGTTAGTGTATCTGCATACTTTAAGTACTCTTGTGCTGCATAGTTAGTTAAATACTTATAACTATCTCTAGTTACGCCGGAGCCGGATAAAAACGCGCCTCCAAATTTTTGTTCAAATTCCGAATATGATGTTACTACGGTCGGAACGCCCGCAGGTCCTCTTGACGTCGGTCCGATTATAGCAGCACCGATGCCAGCAACTGCCGTGGGCAATACCGATTGGTCTACTTCTTTCGTGAATACGCCAGGAGATACAATTTTTTCTACTGCCATTGAAATGCTCCTATATTAGTTAAATTTCATATAAATATCGGAGCAAAAAGCCAAACCTTTAGTTTGTTGGCTTAAATTCTCCGGAGGCGACGTCTACCGTACCATCACCATATTTTTCAGTCAATGATTGTATCAATTGACTTTCTTTTTCTTGCATTTGATTGAATCTAGTACGTAACATTTCTTTACTTTGAGCTAGCTGTTCTAACCGCTGATCCGCCAAAAATGTTTCGGCTTCAATCTGACCTAATTGTGTTATGATCTCTGAACTCTGGTTTCTGAGATTTTGTATTTCTGTAAGCTCTTCTTGTGAGAATTTTTTTGTTTCCATTATAACTTCCTTTTTAATAAATATTGCTTAATAGCCGTTAGGCGGTGGATTATCTACATTTACATCAAATGAAGAACGTTCATTTGAAAACTTTATATGTTTAACACTTAAACGTTTTTCTAAATTAGATCTACGTAATTCGTATGGCATTATCAATGCAGCATTGGTACGTAAATTTAATGTACTACGTACTAATCTATCCTCACCGGAAGCATTAATAGTCTCAAATGATGTATCAGATATATATGTAGTAAACTTCCAGGACGTACCCCATGCAAATCCATTGGTAGGTATTATCTGTTCAATAATCTCATTCATCTGCTGTTGATATTCTGTCCATATTAACATTTCATAATTTATTTCTACATATTCCGGTACTGGTGCAATATAAAATTCTTGCTTAGGCTGACGGCCTTGCATTACTGCAAATCTGTCATATGCATTTGATTTAGTAAACTTGTTTTTAAATGTAAGTGCGTTATCGCCTGGATTTTGATTTACACCTAACGATTTTAGTACATCTCGCTCTGTCACCGCCGACCTTCGTATAGAAATGAGCGGGGTCATTATTTTGCCTTTGGCGTCGTACATAAATCCTTTAGCTTGTATCTGTGCCCATTTCTCTCCGTTAGCATACATTATTGGCACATCCAATACATTATCATTTTCAGTAATCTTCGGTTGTATTTCTTTACGCATGAAATCTATAACCGCATAATCTACATCATAAATAGTACACTTAGGCGTTTTTACTGTATCATTATCTCTACGTACTTCATTAGCACGATTAATTTCTGGATTACGAGAAAATGATGAATACGTTTTATTTAGTTCTGGCTTGCTCATAAGTCTTTGTATAAGTCGTTAATTACATTAATACCGGATCGTACTTCTTCAATATTAAGTCGATTACGTCTGGTGACATGTGCCTGACATATTATTGAAACACTATATCCAAATTCTCCGCGGTCACCGGTTATATAACCTATATCAGTCCCAGGATTACGGCCGGACCAATATTGAGTTGATGATACACTATCTATTTCAAAGTATTCGTTATCATACTGTACAATATCACCTTCTTCAACTATTATGTTTCGCTCTGCTAGCGAATCACGTAAAAATGAAAATGTAGCTGTTCTTGTATAATCTAAGCCGTATTCATCTGCATTTGGTGATTTATCGTCCTTAAGTATCAAACAATTCATACGCATGCGACTATAATATACTTTGTTATCAGATTCGCCATATAAATTAACCGCCGTATCTTCTAACGAAAGTTTATAAAATGATACCTCCGTATCTACGTATCTATCGACCAGTTCTTTATTAACTGATCTTATTAAACTCGCATCTCTTGCTGATCCAAATAATGCCATTACTTAATATAAATTTTTAACGGTACCTTGTTAATTTGTACTTGTAACGATTCGGCTTCGGCTTGTTTTCGTTCTAATTGTGCTTGCCGTGACATACTATCTAATATTTCTTTTAGTTCTGTAATTAAGCCTTCTTTTTCAGTCTGCGCGGCTGATATTAGGTCAGAACCATTCAATGTTATTTCTGAGTTAGGTATTGGTAAAGCAGAATACTTTCCACGTACATATCCTAACATTTCCTTGGCTAATGCTAAAGTGTATCGCTTAATCCATTGTCTACCTACACTATTAACATTTGTATATACAATTGTATTATATGGCACGTTTGAATAATCTGATATAGTTCCGGTATTACCTTTTAATGGATTGCTACGATCAGCCTTCTTGATATAATCAAAATAAATTTTATCGGGCGTACTGGATCCAACGCTATCAGGTATTGGAAATATTCTAATCCTATCATTTGATAATTGGAATGAATATGCTGATCTACGTACTATATCATTAAATTCAATTGCTTGCAGTCTTAACATATCTGCAAAGATTGGCTGCATTAAAAACGATACGCCAGGCGAATAATTACCAAACCCAAATGAGTCTAGCATTTGCTGTGTACCAATACCAGACCCTACAAATGGATCAAAAAATCTAGCTAATGCGGGCGGGGCATTGTGATATAATTTTTTAATCTCAATAGCATCCGTACCAACTGTTCCATCTTCTAATGTTACAACAGATGTATCTGTTAAGTCATATATTTGTTGTCCGGAGGTTAACGTTATCGAACCAGTATAATATGTTACATTGCCGCCGCTTCCAGCTTCTACACCATACTCTTCCGCTAGTTCTACTATGCCGCCTAAGTTTGCCGAAACTTTTTTACCTGTTAAATTAGACCCTGTACTAGCTCCGTACAGATTAAGCATGTTGTCTCGTATATTATATGTATTAAGTTGAGCTCCGTACTCCGATACAGCTTCCTCAAAACAGGCAAAAAAGTTTTGGGCTTGTAGTTCAATATCACTTATGGGATATCCTAAGCGCTTTGCGCACCAATCTGCAACCTGTTCGGCTTCGACTGCAAATGATCTATCATTGTCATAAAACCCGAATGGCGTTTCACCAGGAAAGAAAGATGAAGAGCCAGGCCAGATTGGTACATTAACTGCCATACGATTCCTTTAATATAAATATCGAAATTGTTATAACTTCTTAGCTAATGCCTTAAAGGTATACCCATCTCCGTTATTTATACGTATAGTAATAGTTCCACCAGTATTAACAGCTGCTATTGTCGGCGGCGTACTATCTCCTAATGAGTCGGGTGTAGATGTATCTGTATATGAAACGTAGTTGCCTATCGAAGACACCATAAATTGTCCTGTACGTGAATTCTGATCATCGTCGTATAACGCATAATCGTATATTGCACCCCGATAAGTTGTATTGCTCCAGCTATCCAACTGTGTCGTAGTATCAGCAGTTATTTCAACAGTTATGACAGTTAATGGTTCTGTTACCGTTTCTACTGTCGATATTCTAGTTGACAGACTCGAACTAACATTTGTAAATGACCCGGAAATATCAGTTGCAATTTGTGCTGAACTAGATATGATTCCGGATGGTAAACTTGTTAAGTATGATGATGTTGCTGCCGTTAATGTATCAACCTCGGTTTGGATTGAACCAGTGAATGTATTCAGGTCGGTAATATCTACCGATTCGATGCCTATATATGAACCGGCAGTAATGCTACCACTTACAAATATTGAACCAGATATAGTTACCGTTTCTTCAGCAAAGTCACCTGTTATGAGAGCAGATGAACTGTTGTTAGCAATTATGAGTTGATTTGAGCCTGTCAGGTTGTAACCAGCTTGGTAACCTATAATAACATTATCTGAACCTGAAGCATAATATCCTGCTTCTTTACCTATTATAATACTATTGTTACCTACTCCCCTACTTCCCGCAGCATATCCTAAAGCTACAATACTATTTCCTTGGTAAAAATAAGCAGCCGTGTTTCCTAATACAGTTGTATATCCCTCCAAACCATTATACCCTGCAGCATATCCTATAACTAAATTCTGAGTACCTGTCGAAAATCTAGCAGAATTTAGTCCTATACCTATATTTTGACCACTGGAGTTACCGGCAACGGCATCTGTACCTATTGCAATAGTTTGACTTCCTCCGGAGGGACCTGAAGACCCTATAAATATGTTTGAGCCATTATTACCTGAAAGGTTTTGGCCTGCACCATTTCCTATAGCTATGTTGGCTGCATTTCTGGTAACATTTTTTAGGGCATTTTTACCTATAGCAATATGACTTGAACCATAATCATTATTAGATAATGCATAGGGACCTATAGCTACGTTATCTCTAGAATTAAATGACCCTGCTATAGATTCAGAAACACCTGCCTCATATCCTATGAATACATTATCAGATCCTGATTCAAGGTAATGGCC